CTACAGAGAGTCAATTTCTTTTGTCTGTTGCGCATATTGTCCACTATACTAAACTGATTATCGCGGTGTGCTTTGAACATTTCGATAGCACACTGAATAGCCTCCAAAGCGGAGACATCTTTCATATCCTTACCATTGTGGTTAAGGTATGCGTATTTAGCAGTGTTAGACTCATCTTCCGGCTTAATCGCTCGCTCAATGCTTATAGTCCAAATATCATCAATGAGCGGTGGTGTGTAAACACCATCAACAGTGTAAAAATCACGAACCTTTGTCGAATCAACGCCACATGCCATACCTTTATCAAATCTTTGAAATTGAGGCTTGCATTTGACGGTGAAAACCAAGTGCATACGTCTCTGAATCGAGTAAGGATTATTCGAATAAGAGTGTGCATCAAGGCTTTTAACATTGGTTGTGACAACAACTATCTCAGGTTCCACAAAACACTTACCTTTGGCTTCAAGTTCTGCCTTAGGTGCATAATACATTTGATTATTACAAATATCAATGATAGCACGTGTTGGTGGTTTCTCAACGAAATCGGATTTCTCATTAGCCATATCGTCTAAAATAGCGACAAGCTTATCTGAGGTCCAATTGGAGAAAAATTTATCACCTGGATTAAGGGCGGCTCGGTATTCCTTTTCAGTGGGTAAACCGGCACTAGCAAGTAGGAAATCAACCATTTGATCGGCAAATGTTGTTTTTCCTTGATTGCTGTCACCATAAAACTCGCATGAGAAGGGTGCTCGTCTTATTCCGGAGCTGATTTTATTATTGATTAGATCATTTTTAATCGTCTTCATTTTCATCAGTTTATCGGATACGAGTTTCTTATCAAATCCTTTCAAACTCGACATGAGGACAGTTAACTTATTAATAAGCACGTCAACTCGATGTGAATATTCAGAATCTGAAACACCTTCAAAGCGTTCTAGGTTACCACATTTAACGAGATCCCACCATGTGAATAGAGCAATATACTCTTCATCTAGTTCAAGTGCAGTTCTATCGTTGATCAGAAGCGGCTTCAATGAGCCACTCTGAAAACATAAATATGCACCTTCAACAAAGTAGGTTACGGTTTCAAATAAAGCTTCAGCAATATCTGTAGCACTTAAGTGTCGTTTCAAAATTTCATGATCGAATAATTGAAATCCTCCAATGTCAAATTTGAGACATGAGGCGTCACATAAGCCTAAAGTTACTAAAACTCCTAAAAGCCGGGATAGCTGTCCAAATGCTTTATTGGACTTGACCAACATCCAGTTGTCTTGAATATTGCGTAACGCATGAAGCCAGTTCGGAACATTTGGTGCATCACTTTGTTGTGTGAAAACACCATCTTCCAAAAGTTCTTTAATGTATGCCATAACTTGAGTAGTAACGGCACCATCATAGAAGTCACGCACGTATAAAAATACAGCGGATGCAAAGTGGGTGTAAGAAGAGCATTCTCTAAGATTCACAAATAGGGCAAAAAGTCCTTCAATCTTTCTCATCGTTTCTTCTGGAAATTCCAAATTGGAAAAATCTTTAAATTTACGAAATGAGTCTGAAAGAAAAGTTAACTCTTCTAATCCTACATGGGGAGAAAATGCTTTATCTTTGCGTAAAGACTTCTTAATTTTGTCTCTGCGCTTAGATCGCTTCTTTTTGAGATAGAAATTTTCCTTGGGGAGGTTAATCTCAATATCATCGTTAATGGTTTGGAAAGGATAATTTCCCTGCGTACAGGGTTGCTTTGCTCCTTTTTGAGACATTGCAATTTGTTGTTGGGTGCGGATATTCTCTTGACTCATCTTTTCATTAAAATTGAAATGACGAGACAAGAAAATCCACATAGTCGCCTATGTTAGATTTTCAAGTCTAAATCGACACAGCATCTTTCACTCAATAAATTGAGCTTAATCAAATTAATCATCGACCATTATTCCCCGGCGAAAGGGCTGGTCTCATAATATACGGTAGCTAAAATCAAAACCTATGCGCTCAAATTCTATATAAATATAAAAGAGCAATACATAAGCAAATCATCTAACGCGTACTACTGAGTCTCGTCTGGGGTTGGGACCCTGCTGTTAAGCGTTTCCCGAAGTTTGAACCTGTTACGTAGTGTTCATACGCCGAATCTATGCATATTGCGCGCTTACGGGGCGCAGTGTTAATCATATAGATAAGTAAACTTAAATCTATACATGTTGTTGATTACAACTTTAAATCTTACGGACATTAAGCTTCCGTTGCATTAGTAAAAGCTTTTTCCTATGGACACAGGATAATGTGTGACTAAAGAACAGTCAATATAATCTGGTACGGTTGAGTACCTATATATTCCTAGTTTTTCAGATCTGGTATGATCTGACTAAATGAATCAACCTTCAAAAAGATTTGGGTGTAAATTATTTTTAATCGCTTACAAACGATAGTAGATAATTGGTATTACATTCAAGGGCTAAGAGAGCCGTGATACCTAGTATGAAACTAGTATACCAAGGGGCTCAAAGGCCGTGAAGGGCAATAAATGCCAACTAATTCCATCCACCATCTGCAGCAAGTAGCTGCAG